AGATTGGACCGCCACTTACATAACCACTTACATTCGCATTAACAGGAGAACCCGCATCAATGATTTTGATTAAGCCATCGAAACGCTTTAAGTTTTCAACCGCTGAATCAGTATCACCTTGCCACAAACCAACTTCTAATTGCTTTGCAATCATCTTGTTTTTTTGCTCGGTAAACTTTGTTTGAAATTCTGCCCATCCGAAATCTTCGTAAGTTGATCCCGCTTTCAAAGCCTCTTGAGAGAAGTAAGCTTCAAAATCTTTAGGACAAATTGTCTCTTCCATTTTGATTTTACCAACAGTTACTGTTGCTTGGCTCAAAGTTGTAGTTCCAGAAGGATTCCAACCACAAGCATCAACTTGAAAGTTTGCATTTGTAGCTAATTTAGGAACCGCTACGCTTGATTTTGTTTTAGGTAATAAGATACCACCGCTCTTGATTAAAGATTGCGTTTTTGCTGCGAATACAGCCTCGGTTAATAAAGGTGCAATCTCTTGTTTAGTATATGCACTTATGCCGCTGAATGATAATGCCATTTTTTTATAATTTTAATTTTTAAGAACAAATTGATTTTGAGAAATTTTCAAACTCCGCTCTTGCATCTTTTTTAACTTCGCTGAATGCGTTGCTATTTTTAACACTTGAGTCTGCTTGAGATTGAGGAGCTTCAACTAACATTTTACTAATTTGCATTAATCCTTCGATTACTTTATTAGCTTGAGTCAATTTAACCTCATAAGCCGCGAACTTATCTTCATAAGCTGCGAACTTTTCATTTGTTGCACTCTCGAATGCAGCAAATTTAGCGCTCATGTCCTCTTGGCCGATTGGCTCTTCGGGGATTGCGGGTGCAACCTCTTCCTCCATAGCCGGCTTGATTTCCATGATTACGCCATTGTCACCAAGGACAATTGTTGTACCATCTTCAAGCATATGCTCTCCAATAGGAGCTGCAACACCTTCAATGGTTACTATACCACCAACCATCAACTCGGTAACTTCAACAACGGTACCATCTTTTAACTTGGCCTCCATCATTTTACTTTCCGTTGCTTTTGGCTCACCGCTTGCGGGTGGCATTTGGTCTCCAACTAATTCCGCAAAGAACATTGAGACCTTGTTTAAAATACTTTGTGCGTTTTCCATACTCTTATATATATTATTTTAATGAATTAGGTACTTTTAATAAATCTGCTAACTCCGCAAGTTTTTGCTCGGCATAGCTTTTTTCACGATCCATTGGTAAAACATAGTCAAAGAAACCCTCAACCGAAAATCCTTTTACCTTATCTTCCTTAATCAACTGCCATGCGGTAGGATTCTCAACATAGAACGAACCAAACCATGAGCCATCCTTTGCATCCTCAAATCCGGCCATGGGTAAAATGCCTCTTGACTTATCTACGATAAAGCTTTCAAACATTACCAATCCATCAAGTCTCATATTTGAGTCATGCATTAGATTGACATTTTGTTGATAGCCTTTTTTAGCAAATTTGATGGCAATCTCTTTTATTGTCTCCGCTGAAAATTTCACATAGTGTTCGCCAAACTTGGAATTGTTACGATAAATTAATGCATCTGCCAACATCAATGGGCCACTAATAATGTGCTTATCTTCGTTTTGAATAGCGAATACAATGCGTTTTGGATTCATTATCTCTTCCGCAAATGCCACAAAATCCTTTTGAATTGCCGGCTTATCAACAAGTGCAATAAAGGACACTTCCGCATCATCTTGCAAATCCTCTTGTATTTTAAGCTCATATATAGGTAAAGTCATAGAAATAAATATAAAAAATTAGAACATTGTACTTTTAGTTAATTCGGGCTGCTCGGTTAAGTCTTTGGATTCTCTCTTGGTTACCGGTCACATCCGATTCAACAACAAATGCTCTCGCCGCAACATTTCCAATTTGGTTAACCTGGGCTTGGTTTAATGTTGTTGTTGATACTTGAGGCATCAATGGAGCGGACATAGATGGGATTGATGGCATACTACCGCCGCCGCCGCCCGGCACTTGAACCGCCGTTATTGTCCTAACTGTTTTTAATCCTGTTGCAATAATAGCCGCAACACTTGCAATCTTTTGGATTGTACCAAATGGCTCCGGCAATACTGATTTTGCTCTTATTACTTCCGATGCCCCGACATATGTATTGATTAAAGCCGATGCCACTCCTAATGCTTTACCCGCCATTGTTTGCTCACCAACTATTGCCCCCAATGCAGATGTTGCATTTGCGATGGCCATGGCCGAGCCAACTCTTGTCGCAGTCTCTTCCTCAACAAGTTTTTTTGTTTTTTCTGCATTCTCTTCATCGACTTTCATTAAGTCTCTTGCAAGTTGCACCTCAAACTCGGTGCTAGTTTTCATGCTAGCGGCATTCCTTTCCTCCTCTTTTAACCTTTCCTCTTCCTTTTTTTTCCTTTCCTCTTCCTTTTTTGCAGTCGCTTCCTCTTCTCTTGCATTTGCATCTTGTTGCCTTTTAACCTCAAAATCTTGATATGCTTTTGCATCCGCTTCGGCCTTCTCAAGTCTTGCCTTCTCTTCGGCCGCTGCTTTATCACGAGCCGCTTTTCTTTTATCAAGCTCCTCCTGTTCAATCTTTGTTACCTCTTTTGTACCGCTTATAAATCTTGCATTTGCTGAATCATATCTTTTGCCAAATTCAGTTACTGATTTTTTGGCATCCTCCCAGGCTCCGCTAAAATCACCGCTTATAAACTTTTTAACCGCTGATCCAACCATCCCAAGTCCTTGTAAGAATGATGTGATTGCCGAGTAAGCCGTTCCAATTGCACTTGTTACATAAGGCATTGCCTTTGTTGCAAGCTCAACAAATGAGTCAATCAATGGCTCAACCGCTGCCAATATGCCACCAAAAATCTTTTGAAGTCCAATCAATAAAGGTTGGAATTTTTTCATTGCGCCTTCCGTTTGGCTAAATGCAGCAACAAGCCCACCAATAGCCGCAACAAATAACCCAATGCCGGTCGCTTTTAATGCACCGCCAAATGATTGAGTTGCAACCTTTGCTTTATTTAATGCGGCCCCAACCATCCCCAATGGGCCACCCGCACTCTCTAATGAATCAATCCAATCGCTTGAGGCATTCTTTGATGATTTAATCTTATCCTCAAGATCATCGATTTGATTGTATAGTTTTTTAAACTCCTCGGAACCCGCCGCCGTATCTTTTAACTGCTTTTTTAATGCTTTTAAATCCGATATCGAGTTGGCCGTTTTAATCTCAATCTCGGCCGCCACCACTTTTTTTGCCATCTTAATATGTTTTGTTGATTACCCTCAAAAGTTCAACTTTTGTTAAGTCGTTTGTCTCCGGTGAGTAATCTATGATTTTACTAATTCTATACACCCCGCCATCTATAAATATAAATTTAGCGAAGTCAAGGTTATACATGTCGATGGATGTTAAATTAAACATGCCACTCAATAGCCTACTATCTTTGTTTGTTATCTCGGCTAAATAAGGTGAGTAATATGTATTAAACAAGTTATTTGATAAATTACCACTTGCCAACTCAAAGTATAATTGTTGAGGTGCGCCAAAGCCTATGTCACTACTTGGAGCATCCGGATCATCTAAATGTCCTCCATAAAGATAAGATGTCTTGCTTGCCAATACAGTTGCTCCATTTAATATGTTCCAGGATGTTAAGCCGGTAAGCTTTTTGATTTGCATGATTCTTATTATGTGGTCCATGCTATCCTCTTTTGTATTCTCGTTTGATTTTTTATAAATAGCCGGATAAACCTTATCAGTTCCCGTAGCGCCATAAAGTACTGAGCTTGCAAAGATTACTTCAACCGATTGACTATCTTTTGCAAATTCCAAACCATTATCAAAAATCCTATCACCATATCCCTCATTATATTTTTTACGATAATCCTCATTATAAAAATCACTGTCTTGTCTATATTTTAAATTGTAATACCTAGCATTGATTTCACTCATTGGCTTAATCTTAATCGGTTGGCTCCTATCTAATTTGTTACTCCAATCGATTACATCACCACTCCAAAAGTCAACATATGGCTCAATATTTAAGCGGTAAGGAATAAACTTATCTTCCGTTACCAATAAATTAAACATCTTTAATATGCTTGTAAAAAAGTCCTTTTGAAATATCCCCTTTGGAATTGTGTCGTTTATTGTTATAGTCTCATTATAAGTAACCGGAACAATCTCCGGAGTAGTTGTATTAAAATTAAAACCCGAAGATGTTAAGCTATTGAACTCATATGGTTGACTACCTAATGACCATGTAATATGCACTTGGAAATAATCATTTACATTAATTGTATAATTTGTAAGATTAAAGTTTACTTGAAAAAAATTGCCACTAAATCCCGCACCCATATTATATGATGCAATTGATGTGCCATTTTTCTTTAAGTACATAGTTGCGTTTTGACCAATGGCCCACTCCGCATTAACATTAAAATCAATGTTTACAATCTTTGTTGTTCCTGTATATGTGAATTTTGTATCGGAATCAGTTAAAGTAAAGTTACCAAGTGTTATCGTTCCAAATTGTAAATACAACTCAACCGCCGTTCCGCTATATGTTTGATCTAATGGGTAAGCTTTTAACTGCGCACTGTTTGAACTTGATAAAGCTTTTTGATTATGTGGTATTACTAATTGTTTAAAAAAGGCAGTATTAAAAAACGCACTTGAATAAGTGTAACCGGCATTAGTGATAATCTTATCTAAATATTCACGCACAAATAATGCCGGCCTTAATGCGCTAAATTGGAAATTAACTTTATCAGTACTAACATTCCCATAATCAATCAATGGATAACAATACCCGCTTGCTCCTAATGTATCCCAACTATTTGAGATATTAGTAACATTGTATGTGTGATTGTAAGCGCTAAAATTAAGGTCCTCAAGTCTTAAGTTACCTAGCTTATTAACAAAGCCACCAAGCTCACCAAAGATTGAGCATTCGTATTCAATTGCATCGCCATCCTTAACTATCTCAAGCAATCGCAATACTCCCTTCATTATCTGCAATCCGTTTACTTCAATCCTCGCTTCCGCATTTCGAGCGGCATTGAAATTATAAAGCACATTATCTCCGAGATCATTGCTAAAATTAGAATTATTATAATCGAAGATATTACCAAACAACTCATTATTATTCGCGGTGCCAGGTAAAACAATTGTTTTTGTAAACGAAGTGCTTTTGGAATCCAAGTTTTGAAGGTCATCGATTGCATAAGTTATTTGATTTGATAAGCCTTGGGATAAATCAAGCTCATATCCTTCTATAAAAATTTTAGTCATATTATCTTAATTGTGAATATCTTGTTTGATCCAAATTAATGTCAACCTCAAATACTCTTAATCTATTGTTTACATATTTGCTATACTCATAATTACTATTCTTTAAGCTTACCGGATAAAAATAACCATCTTGCTCAAAGTATATTTGAGGGCTATCAATTAACTCATTAAGCCAATTATAGTCCTCATCCGTTGGCGGTTCCATTGTAAGCTTATACGCATGATCACTTTTATTCAAGTAATTAATTTTACTGCTTACATATTTGTTATTGGCATCATAGTAACTCACCGAGTTTGCACCTAATGAGTAATCACGCTTTTCAAAGCCCTTCCTTGATACATCCATTGTAAGCCTTGAAACCAAACCAAATCTTGCCGTATCAAACACCCCCAGGTGATTCATAAAGTGCAAGTTGTAGCATGTGTACTTTGGATTACACTCCATTGTAACGGTGATTACACTTGTTCCAATTGTAACTGTGTAATATTTGCAAGCACTTGTTATAATAGTCGTTGGATTGTTTAAAGCCGGTGCGCCAATATTTAATTGACCAAATGCCTTTGATGATCCAAAGCTAAATGCCGTTGTTGCTATTAATGTATTGGTGCCATCAAATGTCGATACAGTTATACCGCTGACATCCTTGCACCCCATATAAATATTATCGGTAAGTGATGCGGTTATTTTATTAGGTCTATTAGTAAATGCTTTGCCATTGTAAATTGAGATATCACTTACCTTTCTTTTAAATAATGGCGCGGTCCAATTATATGCGGTTACTGTTCCACTTGCCAAGTTTAATGTAGTTGCTCCCGATACCTCCTCGCCTATTTGATAAACATAGCTTTGTGCTATTTGTCCGCTCACATTAGGCTCACACATCAAAACATTATTGCTAGGTGTCAACCATTCGTAAGTCATAGTATTGCGGACAATTGGCCCCGCATCAAAATAACCTCGGCCATTGGATGGCTCCGGATATAGTTTAACCCTTACTTGTTGCACCCCTTCGACAAGTATATCCATCACATACTTAAAAGTAGTTTGTCCGCTTGCGCTACTATTGAACACATGCCAAAGCGTATCTTGAACGCTTGGTGATCCGCTAGGATATCCTAGATTACTTATTGCCATCTCTTAACTTTATATTTTCAAATGTTATAATAATACCACTCTCAACCGCTTCAAACATCTTAACCTCAAAATCCTCAAATGTCTTATTGAACGCATCCGTGAAATAATTGGTTGACTTAATACCGAATCTCTTAATTAAATATCCAAGTGTTGCAACCTGGGTGTCAATCAATGTCTTTTTACCGGCAAACCTCAATCCTTTCCTTTCTCCTCCTTTGCCTAATGCTTTGTCATTCATTACGCTTGTAATCTTTGCTTTACCACTTTGAATGTACTTTTTTAAAGAGTCCTTCATTGATTGTGGCACTCCGTAATTTCTATACTTGTATGTTGACTTCGGCGCATTCCTTGATGATCCTACTCCCTTAACCCCTTCATTTGGGAAATCATAATAATCAATCATCTTCAACCTAAACACTATTGATCCATTTCCTTCTATGATTTCCGGAACCATGCTATTAATTAAATCCCCCGAACTCACTACCTTTTTGTTATTAGCATAATAGCTAATATTTTTTAAGAACTCCGCTGCATATTGTTCAAGTACACTATTGACAACAGTAAACTCCGTTATATTATCCCCACCAAAATCAAACCCACTAGCGAGTGCCTCATTTTGTGCTTTCCTTATATTGATACTCATCTAGTTGCTTTTTACTTTTTAAATACGACAAATCATTTAAGAACTGAATCACCGGCAAATCATAAACCGCATCAAGTGGAATGCCTTCAAACTCGCTTACCTCTTTTGCGTTGTATATCCATCCAAAACGACTTGAGAAATCTTCCTCAATTGTTGGAGTCGCTTTTTGTTCCCCTTCCTCAAATTCATTTGCGCTACCAAATAATCCATTGTATTGACTGTTGAATGCTGCGATAATAGATAAAAAAAAACCATTGCATGGTAACCATGTCTATAATCGGCTTTTTTCATATCATCCGCATACTCCTCATGCTTCAATACATTAAAGTCATCCTTTACATATCTCATCTTCAACCAACTCCAATGCATAGGAGTACAAATGCTCGCCAGGATATTATGCATGTTCATAATAGGATCATCCTTGCTAAATGTCAAAACCTCAATATATCTTCCTGTATTAAAAGGATTCTTTATGTCAAAATTTAAGTGATATACTTTTGTACCACATGCAATTAATTGCCTTGGAGGTCTATTCATCTCATCTTCAACCTTCAAATCAAATGTCCTTTTTAAGTTATCGCATATCTTACCAAACTTTTTAAGTGGCATACTCTCAACATATTCAACCGACTTGCCTAATAAGATTTGGACCAAGTTACTAGCTTTGTCTATTTCATCCATCTCCATTGTAGCAATGGAGTGAAGCTTTTGGAATTTGTCTATTGTTAGTTTCATTCTATTATAAATATACTTTTTATATTACATGGTACTTACCAACCAATTTGTAGTCATTCCGGCATTTGTTTGCTAATGCCAGGGCAATCACACAATCATCATGGAACCCTTGAGGCGCTGAATACCTCACGCCGGTTGGAGTGAATTTGTACTCAAACACTTCAAGTTCATGCTTAATAAAGCCATCGGGATATGATATTGATTTGGTTTGGATGGCATTACTTAAGCCCTCCAATAATTGTTGCTTGCTTACACTTGTAAACTTAAAGCCATGCATTTGACTAAACTTTTTTTGTAGGTCCTCAACGATGGCATCGCCCACTCCTGTACTATCAATTACTATTGGGATATTAGATGGCAACCTTAAGATAGTCTCTTTTGTCTGCATCCAATCTTTTTGGAACCGATCAAAGTGAACGACATTGCCTAGCTTATCCATCCCGATAATAACAGTCCAATCCACCGATTTAGCAAGGTCAATTCCGTAATAAGCAGCCACACCGGTTGAGGTTTTAGTACATGCATAAATAAACTCGGAGCCAAATGGATTGGCTGCATTCTCCATAGGATCGGCCAAGTACTCTTGTTTGAATACAACCGCCGGAAGCTGCGCCTTTGCCGAGTCAATTTCGGATGCATCCATAAAAGGATTATCATAAGTAGTAAATTTAAAGCTTTGCCAATCCGGCTCACCGCCCCTCATGAATAAACTATAAAAGTAATTTTTGCCTCTTGGTGTGCTTAAAAATATTGCCTTGCCCTTAAAATCAGTTAGCGTTGGCCTTATGCTATTATTCCATCCCTCCTCAAGATTGGCGATGTATGATGCCTCATCAATGATAACCAGGTGATACTTTGTTCCTCTCATTGCATCAAGCCTCTCACCTGTAAAAAACCTTATTGATCCACCCGTAATGAAATCCATTAATAGGTCGGTCTCATTCTTTTTATAAACTTTGTCCGGCAATATCTTGCATATTTCTTTAAAAAACATCTTACCCAACTGATAAGTCGGAGTGATATATGCAACATGTTGTCGCTTTAACGCTGACTCAATTGCTATGGTTTGAGATATAACCGACTTACCAAACCTTCGACCGGCCATCATTACTTTAAACCTGGCATCCGATTGGATAACCTCTAATTGTTTAAGATGTGGCTTTGGGAGTTTTATCTCAAGATTCATACTTGATTGTAATGGTGTCGATGTTTGTATTTTCAGTCATTGCCTTGTCAGTCATGCCCAAAGCATTCTTTGCATAAAATATCGCCTTGCCTTCGTTCGCTACTATGTCAACTGCCAATGATTTAAACATCGCAACGATATGAGTAACCAATTCATAATAAGGATGAGTCGGATCTTGCCTAATGGTCCAAAGTTGCATCCTATGGTAAAACTCTTTATTGTGTCTGCGCAACCAATGATCTAGGAAATAATCTATTGTTGGCACATAACGGTCTCTTATCTCAACTATCTTACCGCTACCGGTTGCCACCTCTTTTTTACCGCCCATACAATCATCACAATATGCATAAGCCAAATTAAGCATCTCATCTTTATCGATATCTTTAAACTTCCTTGTTGTGTGTTCTCTTACCATGTTTTATGTTTTTAGTTCCGTTCCTATATGAGTTTATGTCATGCTCATGCGCGGCCCAATTCTTATTAATAATCTCGGCCTTATCCCATCCGTACTCATCGCCTGTTGCGTGAGTTCCTAAATGCTCGGCCATGCAGTCCATCACATAGTAAGTATTAAAATTCGCTATGTGGGATCGCTCGCAGTAATCCAAATCAATTGGCCCATAAGGGAACATCGACTCATTAAAGTAACCAATCTCATTAACAAGCTTAATGTCAATCAACCAATTGGATATGATATGCTCACTCCTAATTCCTTTCTTTACTTCTCCCAGGCTTGAGGCCACTATTCCGGCAAATGGGTAAGTTTGGATGGCTTCAAGTTTCTTTGCCAACCAATTGTCCGGCTCAATGATATCATTGGCAAGGTAGCCAATATAGTCGTAGTTATCAATTATAGCGATATCTAGGCCATCATTTAGCGCGTTCGATATTCCTTCTCTATTAATCTCAAGGTACTTGTAATCGCATCCCGCACGCTTTAAATTGGATTCAATGACATCCTTCGGCCTATTGCCATAAGTTAAGCCACATATTAGTATTTTCATACAACAACATTTTATTATTTTGATCCGCAGTTATCTGCAAATATACGCAACCATGTCCGAAGTTTCCATCATAAGTGGTCATTAATGGAACTAATGAGGCGATTATGCGACATTTACGGCTCATTGAGTAAAATTACTCACTCCATTGAGTAAAGCTATTGTTTTACTTTACCCCCCTTAAAGTAAAGTAATGAATTTACTATTTTCAATCGTTGCATTTTATACAACAGTTCATTTGGTGATTATGTTCCCCATATTCATATCAATTTGGTAATTTCAACTATCCGAAAAAATCGGACTGTTCCAAATTGGAACAAACCCCTGTTCATTTATTTTATCAGTTCACGATTCGTGAACAACCGAAATAAGTGAACATTATCAAAACTTGCAAAGTTTACATCTTTTGATAATACGGTAGTATTATTACTACTTTGCGCCCATTTATATTCATTTGCGCCCATTTGTAACAAATTTCACCTTTTATATGTTACAAGATATAACAAGCCCAATTTAAAGAATTAACAAATTTTGTTACAATCCTATATAAATCAGTAACATATCTGCCTAACTATGTTACAACAATTAACCGAATAACCCCTTACTATTTAACATATTATTAAATATCTGTGACACCAATTCGGATATTGTCACCATTTTACTTCCTACTTTGTCACGTTTATAGTATAATAAAATTTACATATATTTCCAATTTATTAACTATTACATGAATTTTTCCAAATATTCATGCAAATAAGAACTATATTTCTATTTGTAAATAGCGTTATCTCCTATCTCTTTTGCCGGATTACCCGCATACTTTTTAAAAGCTTGAGTGATTAGTTTCTTTGTAACAACTGAACCCATCCCAATCATGCATCCGATGGCAATGTCTTGCTTTTGATGAATCACCGCATTAAGTCCAAGATTACATT